CGTTGATCTGCGCCTCGCCGATGAACCCGAAGCTGGCGGCAGCGGCGTCACCTCCTTTGGAGAAGGAGGGGTCAAGGAATGCGATGGGCGTCGGCCTGCGAAGCCACGGGGTGTCCTTGTGCCCGCAGAGACGGCTGACCAGCTCCGGCTCGGAGTAGATGGTGTCAATCGCCCCTGTCGGACAGGGGAAGGACTTGACCATCCGGTAGAACCCCGGCGAGCGTTCTCCGAACTTGGCACGGATTTCATCAAGGCCCGTCTGGGTGAGCAGCCCTTTGTAAAGCTCCTTGCCTGCAATGACGTTGGGGGACTTCTCACCGTCGAACCTGATGCAGTAGCCGCCGATGCGGGTTTTCCACTCCATGCTGTCCTCGGTGATGCTGTCCCAGCCGTCCTCGGGTTCGGTGAACAATCCGAACGGATCGAACACCGAGGTAAGGTTCCCCGTGGCAAGCATCTGGAAGCCGTCGTTGGACAGGAGGTTCGTGGCAGCGTCGTAGAGCTTGTGCGTGAGCAGGGGAAGCTCGTCCGCCACCAGAATCAGCTTGCCAGCCTTGAAACCGATCTTCGTCGAGGCGTCACCGTCGTTGCCCTTACCACCAGCGATGAGGGCAAGGCCCGTAAGGTCATCGGCTTTGCCGTTCAAGGTGCCTGTGATTTTACCCGATGATGACACCAGCTTGCCGGGAAGTCCGCCCATCGGGCCAAAGAAAGCCTCTGCTTCCCCCCAGTATTTCTCAATCACGCCCCAGATACGCATCCTGGATTCCTGGAGCGAAGTGGAGGTGATGAGCACCTTGGTGTGCTCAGGGTCAATCAGGAAGTTGGCAATCGCCCAGATGGCCCCGAACTGCGACTTGCCACTGGATGCGTGACCGGAAACACCCAAAAAGCGATGCCCCCTGACGTTGGCAAGGATGCGTTCGGCATAGGGGTTCCAGGTGAATCGGTAGCGCGTGTTCGGGTTGTCCCAGATGATTGAGACGAACACCTTGAAGTGCTCCTCCCAGGACATGAGCTTGTTCCCTGGGATGGAGGAATAATCCTCGTAGTTTCGGAGAATTTCCCTCTCAATGATGACATCCGGCTTGGCAGCTACGGGGTTGCCCTTCACATCCAGGATCGGACGGAAGGTGAGGCCGTACTTGACCTTCTTGAACTTTTCAAAAAGCTGCTGTTGCCGGGGATTCATGCTCAATCAGGACAGGACGGATGACGTGTCTTGCCTTCTGGATACTCCAGGGCAAGCAGCAGTTCCAGTTCGTGAATCGCCTTGCGGATGTCCTCCGCGCCGTTCTTGCGGCGGTGGCGGCAGATGCGCTTCACAACGCAGCCCTCAAGGAAGTTGAGCTTGTTGGCTGTGATGAACTCGACGGGTTGGATGGCATTGTCCTTGTAGTGGCTGCCGCCTTCCTGGCGGTTAAGGGGGGATGTATTCATGTGGTCAGAACGGTTCATTTTCTTCTCTTTCCTGAAACTTGGCAAACTCTATCTTCGACTTCTTCCTGTGGCACGGGCGGCACAGGAGCTGAAGGTTCCCAGCCTTGTGCTGCCTGCGGTAGAACACCGTGCGGTGGACGAAGCCTACCGTATGGTGGTGGTGCCCCTGGGCTTCAATGCAGTCGAACTCAAGCTCCTTGGTCGAGCCACACTCACGGCAGCATCCCCCAAGCTCAAACGTCAGCTTGAACCGTGCGTTCCTCGCCCAGGTGTAAGGGTTCTGCGGCATGGCTAAATCCAGATCTCCTCACACCCATTCTTCGGTTTGCTCGGACTGCGCTCCTTGGCAGTCAATGAACGCGGCGATGAACTCCGCCGCGACTTGGGGAACGATTGCATTGCCTGCGCCCCGCAATAGCCCCACTCGACCGGGTAGCCCATCAGCCAGAGGGAAAAGAGCGGGTTCAGACGGGATGCGGCGGGTTTTTCCGTCTCGGCAGAGGATGGTGCCGCCAGCCCAGAACCCATCACTCTTTGTGAGGAGTTCCTGCGTCCCATCTGCTCCTCCGTTTTTCTCAGTGAATCCGATGAGTGTCCGGTTTGTGGCGTCGGCCAGCCCGCCAGCATCACCACCTCGTTCAACGGCCTGGAGTTCTTCCCGTGCAGGTTGCTCTTCCCATTCTTCCAATCCCGGGCCGCCGCTGTCGGCCACCCAGAACAATCGTTGTCGGATGTGCGGGGCGTTGACGCCCGCAGCGCACAAATCGGCTCCTGCCCGCTGATAGCCCATTCCTTCCAGGTCAGCGAATACTCCGGCGAGCCAGTCCCGGCCAGCCTTTGACGCAACTTGTTCTCCAAACACCGCTGGAGGCTTGCAGGCTCGGATGAGTTCGGCAAACACGGGCCACAAGTGCCGTTCATCTTCAGTCCCTCGGCCTTTCCCCGCAACGCTGAATGGCTGGCATGGCAGGCTTGCACACCAGACTGGTCGGTCTTCAGGCCATCCGGCAAGTGTGAGGGCAAAGGCCCATCCTGAAATACCGTTAAAAAAGTGGCATTGAGTGTATTTTGTGAGTTCATCGGGGTTTATGTCGGATACGGATTTACACACTACGTCTCCTGGAGGGATAAATCCCGCCTTTATCAACTCTTGTGTCCAAGCGCACACTTTCGGATCTATGTCGTTGTAAAAATTCATCGTATTGGCCTGAACCCAAAAGAGCCTGTGTATTGATTGCCGCCAAAGCCGTGACGTTTACCGTGTTCACTGGCTTCAATTAGCTCCAAATTTTCAAGATTGTTGTTTTCTTTATCTCCGTCCTTGTGATGGATTTGCATTCCTTTTGGGATTTCACCTTTTGAGGCTACCCAAACATCCTGATGGAGATATCTCCTGCCGCACCTAGTTTCGGCAAAGTAGCCGTTTGGCCTCCGCGAGTACTTTTTGTTTTTCCACACTATAAAAGGCAACGGCTTTCTTCTAGGACGAAGGGGGAGGCTTCTTTTTCTAAATCTTTCGTAAACTGTCTGGCGGCTAACTCCAAAAGCCTTGCCTACTTCGGCAAGAGACAAACCCGCGCAATACAAGTAGTACATCTCTTTTGTTGTTTTTAAATCAGGTACGCAGCTCAGTAAAGGGTCTATAATGAATGGCTTACAAATGTCAACCTTTTTATACGCTATATCCACTCTTCCTCCTCGACAAACTCGATCTTCTTCCCGCTGTCACGACATGACTCAAGAAGCTGCAACGCCGTGAGCAGGCGGTCCTCCGTCGCCCTCTTCTCCTCCACCACCGTAGCCACGGCCTCATCGACCGTCCCGGGGCACATGAGCCTCCACACCTTGACGACGGCATCCTGCCCACGGCGCTCCAGACGCCCGATGGTCTGCTCGTAGTCGTCACGGGAGTAGGTGAGCGACATCCACACCAAGTTGTTTCCTCCTGCCTGGAGGTTGAGGCCGTGGGACATTGACTTGGGGTGGGCCACCAGCATCGGAATCTTGCCAGCGTTCCACTCCTCCAAAATGTCCTTCTGCGCCTTCAATCCCTTGGCGTCCTGGAAGAACTTTGCCTGGGGGAACCTTTCACGGATGCGGGCAAGCTCATGCTTGAATGCAACGGCCACTAGAAGCGGGCTGTCCGCCTCCTTGGCGATGCGCTCCAACGCCTTGAGCTTCAGGTCGTGCAGTTCGTGATACTTCCCCTCCTCGTCATATACGCTGCCCGAGGTGAACTGGAGGAGCTTGGACACCAATGCTGCTGCGTTCGCCGCCGTGATGTCCTTGTCCTTGCGGATTTGCAGCACCAGCTCGCGCTCAAACTCACGGTAACGCTGGGCAAGGTCGTGGGGCAGCGGGATCTCAACGTCCTCCACAACCGTGTCCGGCAGGTTGAGCCAGTCCTTCGACCGCAGGGTGAGCGTGATGTCGGCAATGCGCTGCTCGATCTTCTCCTGCGACCCAGGCAGTTCTTTCCACTGGTAGCCTTGGTAGCCAGTCGGGCGGAAATAGGTTTGTTTGAACAGGTCAAAGGCCCGACCGAGGCGCTGCCCGCCATCCACGAAACGCACCTGGGCGAACAAGTCCATGAGGGTGTTTGGGGCTGGCGTTCCCGTCAATGCCCAGATGCGCATGTGCTCTTCATGCTTGGCTTCACGTCGGTAGGCGTTGATGCGCTTCGACGACGGGTTTTTCAGCTTGGTGGACTCATCGACAATGAGGGTGTCGTACGGCAGCTTCAACCCAACGTCCTTCCTCCCCTTGATGAGCTTGAGCAGCACAGGGATGGACTCAAAGTTGATGACGTAGACATGCGCCTTCCCCTGGAGGAACGCCCGCTTGCCCGCCTCGGTGCGCAGGTTCGCCACGCGCAGCCATTTGAAGTCGTCCCACCGCTGCACCTCCATCGGCCAAGTCAGGTTGGCAACGCGCATGGGAGCGACTATCAACGCCCCGCAGGACTCACCCGAGCCAATCAGCTTTGACAGGGCACGCAGCGTTGCCGCCGTCTTGCCAATGCCAACGCCGACAAAGCCAAGGGCGTGTGGATGGTTCAGCAGGTGCTCGGTGAGCATGTCCTGCGGAGTGGAGCCGGGGAACTTCATATCCACTCTTCCTCCTGCTGTTGAACACCCAGGATGCGCTCCTGTGCAATCTGAAAATACTTCTCGTCTCGTTCGATGCCGATGAAGTTCCGGCCAAGGTTCTTCGCGGCTACTCCTGTCGTGCCGCTGCCCATCGTGAAGTCGAGCACCATGTCGTCTTCGTTGGTGTAGGTCTTGATGAGATACTCCATCAGGGCGACGGGCTTCTGGGTGGGGTGAATAGACTTACCTTCCCTGGCTATTGTTAGTATCTGCCTCGGAAAATTAGTGAACTCTTGAGTTCTCTCCAGGCCGGGGGTTCGCAAACTCCCTTGTCCATTAGATAGGTGGTCTCCTTTTAGTGTAGCGCCACCGTCGGTGGCGCTGTTTTTTCGTTTAATGTTTACACGGGCCAAATCTTGCGGGTTGTACACAGTCTTGGTTCGACAAAACACAACTACATCTTCGTAGCAACGAAGCGGTTGGACGCGAGCATTCGCAAAACCTGTTACTGAAACCTTGTCCCACACCCAGCAATATTTGAACTCCTCAATCTGGCTCATCACCAGCGCCGAGGTGAAGGGCTGCGAAGCCGTGAACACCGCCGCACCGTTCGGCTTGAGAACTCTCCAGACCTGTTGCCACATGGGTTCAAAAGGGATCACGCTGTCCCATTTGCAGGCGGTCGTTCCGTAGGGCGGATCGGTCAGAACGAGGTCAACGCTCCTGTCAGGGACGTTGAGGAACTGCTCAAGGCAGTCGCCGTGAAAGAGTTGAACGCTCATACCCATTCGCCTCGTTTGCCGTGAATCCTCAGAGTGAGCAGGTAGTCGATAAACTCCTCGGCCTTCTTCACGTCGTCGTGCCATTCGACGAGTGCTCCGTTCTGCCTCAGAGCGTCCATCTCACGGTATTGCAGGGGTGTCGGCTTGTTGCCGGGACGTTTGACCTCAAGGAATCCAATGACACCGTGAGGGGTGACAATGATGCGGTCAGGAACCGCCCGCTGGGCAGGCGAGGTGAACTTCCGCACGATGCAGCCCTTGCTCTTGGCGTAGGCGACGATCTTTTTCTCGATGTCCTTTTCGAGGACTTTGATCGCACTCACAGCGGCAGCTCCTCCTGGGTTGAATCACGGTGCGCAGGGTCTAGCAGGTCGAGGCCCAGGACAAACTGGTTGAACGGCTGGCGGAAGTTGGAGACGTAGGTCACCTCGACCTTCAGCT